CTTACTTCTGGTCGTCTGTAGTTTGCTACATACAATGTTTCTGCCAGTCTGTCTACTTCACGAAGGTAGATTTCCCAGGCATACTCGTCACCTTTCAGTGGATCTGTTGTCCTAATAGTACGCTGGACATCGCCTGCAATCTGTTCAATCCTGCTGGCATTAACTTGGCCATTATCTAGGTCATAGTATTCGCTTGCGCTATAGGCAAGGTCACAGCGCCGAATATGATTGACAATCTGGTTGTACCAGTATTCATCAGGAATGAGAGCCATTGCTTCTTCAAGCCTTGCCCTATCACCTGCAGGGATTTGAGACCCTGCGTTAATTCCTATATGGAATCTAGTCTTAGATTTTAATAGTTCATCTAACTGCATTAGCCCAGTAACCCCTGTGATGAATAGGCGTCGCGAAGAATGCTCTCTAGTGCCGCTTCATCGCCTGGCATCATTCCACCTTGTGACTGAATCTTGGCAAGCATTGCACCTGCTGCGCCTGTGTTGTTTGCCATTGATTGTTGAGCAGCAGCACCAAGGCCACCGCCAAGGATTGCACCAACTAGACCGCCTGCCATACGAGCACCAGGCTTCATCATGTGATTGGTTCCACGTAGATGGCCAATGCCTTTACCAAGCATGTGAGGCACAGCTCCGGTAAGAGCTCCCATAGCGGCACCACCGCCTGCACCAAGTGCAACCATGTCACTTAGTCGTGGACCCTGTTCAGCTTCTTGCGCCGCTTGTGCTAATAGCACCTGTTCAATACGTGGGTCCATTTCTGTCTACACCTTTGTTATTAATATTTTAACTAATGCTAGCCCAACGTTTTTTAGCAGCCTCAGACATTTTACGTCTGTGTTCTAACGATTAGCAGTAGTATGCCATCACGAGATGAAAATCAAATCCTCGGCAATCAGTTGTTCCCAGTTCACACGAGGAATGTTTTCTAGTTGTTTGAGGTTTGCAAACCGTTCACCACTTAGTGACATTCGTAGTTCAACAATACGCTTTGCTGTTGCATAGCCTACGCCAGGCAGACGTTTTGCAATTTGTTCAGCAGGAGCTGTATTCAAATTCAGACGACTATCTTCAATTGGAACTACTGTGTAAGGAATCTGTTCTTCAGGTTCAGGTGCAATCTGAGGAGCAGCAACTTTCGCTAATCTTCCTTTCTCTCGGTCATAAGGCACAAGCTGCTCAAGGCCAACATACGTGATATTGCCCCCAGCATCTCTCACCATTGCAAACTCTTTGTCATGCTTATTGATGAATTCAACAAGTTTGCCAGTCTTTTGATCTTGAAATAAGTTACTCATTACTATACTTACTACACTTGTTCATTATAGGCATAAAAAAAGAACGCCTCCGAGAAGACGTTCTTTTGCTTTATTGGTTATATATCAATAACCTTGACCAGCTTCAGTTGCATATGGGATGTTTACATCTTCATATGAAGGAGCAGGTGCGGGAACGTAGTAGCACACTTCAACCAAGATGGCGGAAGGTGAGTTACGTGATGCACCCACAGAAGGGTTCAGTTCAGCAATGAGGTCTACAGAAGTAGCCACGGTCACAGTTGTGTCCTGAGTTGTGCTGATTGCAGATCCGTCGACGATTGCCGAAAGTGCTGAGGAAACACCATTTGCTGGGAAGAATCCGTCTGCTTCTGCAGTCAGAACTCCTGATGCAGGAGCGTTACCACCAAGTGTATTCACCGAAATGGTGCCAGTTCCAAGAACAGATGCTTCACGCACGCCAGGTGCGGAAACTGCTGTGCGATATACGACAGCGTTTGCTGGAACGACTAGGGGCTTATCCTTACGAGGCTTGTCATCTTGACGAAGGTCAGGAGACAAAACTTGAGGAGTGTATGTACCATCGGCAAGCGTACCGCTTACTTCGGTGACATTATCGTTGTCTGGGTTAAGGACTACAGCGCCTACGAGACGGTAGAACTCAACACCGGGGAGAGCCACAACACCTTGATCACGATATGCGTTCAGTTGGGCTACATAGTTACCTGGAAAAATTACAGTCATGATTAGTTAACTCCTATCAATATACGAAAGAGTAACCAACCGTGATGAAATCCTGGTTAAGGGTTTCAAAACCGGCGAACAGACTCCAGATCATAATGATGAAACGTGAGAAGTCATCATTGTTGTTCAGAAGGATCTGTGCGTTATTACCACCGATACCCACGCCTACGGCTTGAGGACTGAAGAAGATCAGCTGTGATGCTGCATAATCAGCAGCGTTAGCGTTTTCGTCAGTAATAACCAAGTTGTAATTGGTCTCGGGCAGGTTGGTGGACTCGAACCAACGGACACCCTCAAAGAGGAAGCCTGTAGGCATTACGGGCTGACCAGCCACAAATCCGGCTTGACCATATGCAGGACCCATTCCTTGGTAGAAATTAGCGTTGGGGGCCTGGTTAGGCTGCATGGGATTAATCATGCCAGTGCCGGGATAGCGAGCAATCTCGCGGAAGTCAGAATTCTGACGAAGGTGCATCATTGCCGTTGGGTCAACGATACAGCGGTAGTAACCGTCTGCGAATGTAGGAACATTGCGCTTACGCATGTCCTTCACAACTTCAAGAAGGTCAGTAGTGATATCGAACTTGGCAGATTCGCCAGCTTCATAAGTCACTCCAAGGTCGCCACCAGTGGCGTTCTTGCTCTTGCCACCTGGAAGGTAGTAACCGCCTTGCTCTTTCGAGGATTGCCCAGCAGCTTCAGCTTTAAGCAATTCGTTTGCAAAGACGCGGTCACGCCAACGACGGTAGTCATCAAGCAGCGTCAAGCTACCGATGGACTGGTGAAATACATTCAAATTACCTGTATCAAGCAGCAGACGCTGAGCAGTGATCAAGGTTTCACGTGCAACTTTGAAAGTAGAAGGCTGAGCGCTGTCGCGGGTATCGGCAGGGCCCGTGTACTCTCTGAGAGTTACTAGGACCTTGTCCTTAACAATGTTGCGTGCTGAAGCGGTTCCGAGTGTTTGATCGGCTGTCCGCTCGCGGGACTCCTTAGTGCCAGGCTTACCCCAGAAGCGGTAGCGATCCAGTTGGACCGTCTGACCAGGTTGCTTACTGAAGTCATGGACAACTACGGGCTCAACTGCCATCTCAATGATGTAGGCAGGGTGAGGCCGATACAGTTCAGCACCAAGGAGTTTTGGAAAATCATTCGGTTTATCTAAGACTTTCGTCAAAGGCCGGACTATCTCTTCAACAAGTACATCTTGTTGCTGGGCGCTGATCTGGTCTTACGAAACACGCTTGTTTCCCCCAGTAGTCTCTGCACCTTCCTCACAAGTTCGTGTGAGGCTTGGCTCAGGATTAGCATCGTCTATACGTTAAGCCTTCCCTGAATTCACCCAGTTTTAAATCGACAGGAGAGCTACACTCTATCGATCCACATTGATCGCTAACTCCAAAACTAAAATTTATAAGTGACTCGACGTGTCACATATTTAGATAATACTAGTTATATTTAGTGTGCGTATAGTTTTAATAAAATAAATGATTAACTTTATTGATACACAGGAATGGGTTCCTATCCATACTCTTCCAGGCTTTGAAGCTGCAATCGAATATTACGTCAATAAGGATGGCGATATTCTGAGTACTAAAGGTAAAGAACCTAAGTTAAAAAAACATGGTAAACATTCTGCTGGATACCCACTGACTTCTCTTACTCAACGAATTGGTAAAGGTAAAGTTATTACTTGCTGTGTGCATAAGATTGTAGCTTTCGCATTTTTAGGCCCTCCGCCAACGCCTTACGGAGCGGGTAAAGGTTGCTCTATGGTAGACCACATTGATGAAGATAAAACCAACTGCAAAGCGAGTAACTTACGTTGGGTGACTCGATCAGAGAATAACAATAAATTTAATTACCAGCTCAGACCTAAGAATACTCCTGAACAAGCTGCTGCTGCAAAGGAGCGTCAGCGTATAGCAAAGCGTGACTACATGCGTCGTCTCAGAGAGAAACAGAAAGCAGTTAAAATAGAAGAAAGTGATACCTAATTCTGATGTCAGATAGTCTTGTACTTAAAGGTCTTAAGGACGTTCGTAAACATAAAGGTAGCGAGATGCTACTTATGAACCCTAAGCGTGGTGGTAACTCTTACCCTGTGAAGAAGTGGTGGTCTGCTAATGCTAATCAGACAATCTATGTTGGTTGTTCTGTGTTTAAAGTAACCCAAGGTGCTAATACTGTTTACCTTGCAGTTGATACTGCTGAAATGTCAACCATTCGTATCGACAGTGATACTGGCTTTACTTTTAACTTCTACGGCATTAGTCAGGTTAATCGTGCAGCACTCTTCACCGCTGACTGGGATTTGATTGAACACTATGTGTTCCCCAAAATTAGTGGTGGAAAAATTATGACAGTTACTCCTCCAAGCGCTGGCACTCGTCCTGCATAAGCTTCTGCTCCAGCAGCGGTTGTGGCTGATAGCAGCGACGATGATGCTGACGATAGTTCTTACTAACGCCTCATAATTAAACTCTTATCTTCAATAGAATCATAAGACCTAAACTCTTGCCCTATTACACAACTGATGTCGTAGGGCAATCTTTTTGTGTTTCTAGCATGGACACCAATATAGAACCACCCTTTTAAACCAACATACATTTTGTCGTATGGATGCTCCTCTCTACTCTGTGTATATAACCTTACATCTAGCCAATCATCTGTGTACATGTTCCCACTTTTAATGTTAGTAAGGTCAACACTAAGGTAACCAGCAGTAATAATTGGTAAGCGATTACCTATTGTATCTGCTTGTTCGTAAGTGTTGACTGTAGGGAACTCATTAAAATCTATCAATGCTACATTGTAATTTGGGTCTGTATCAATGTAAGGTCTAGTAATTAATGCACATTCCCACCCCCCTTCTTCAAAGCATGCTTTGGCTTCTTCATCAGTAACATTTAAATCTACTTTGAGGAAATAGTTCTCTGCACCAAACAAACCTACGCTATCTGCATATCTGATGACTGAGGGGACAACCGTAACACCTACCCTTTCAGGGTTAGTAATTGTTGGTCCCTTCGCGTAATTAAGAGATTTAGATGCAGCTAATCCGCTAGGTGCGGTGTAGTCACTGGCACCATAGACGATATGATTCTGTTGAATCTCCTTCGTAACATTCATCTATATTATGTGCTGTTTCCTCTATTGTATTAAAGAAACTCACTTAGATTATTAGACTGCTCACGAATTGCACGCATAGCTTTATTCTCTAGTGTCCGCACACGGTCCCTGCTCATGTTGAGTACTTGTCCGATTGCAGTCATTGACATTGGCTCTAAAATTTCTTCACCAATGCCATATCGCATACGTACCACCGCTGCTTGCATTTCAGGTAGATCATGGATTATCTCTCGAATGCTGTCTTTGATAGATTGACGTTCAAGCAACATCTCTGGTAACTGCGTCTCATCTTCAAGCAGATCAATCAATGCTGTATCGCGGTTCTCACCAATCTTGATTTCAAGTGACGTAGGTTGACGTGCTTTACACATTAAGTCTTTGATCTCATCGACAGTGAAATCTAGGTAATCAGCAAGCTGGAAAACGTTAGGCATTTCACCATTGATTTGGCTCAGTTCCCGTTGAGCTTTCTTGAGTTTGTTGAGGTTTTCTGTAACGTGAATTGGTAGGCGTATTGCCCGCGATTTCTCCGCAATGGCCCGCGTGATGCCTTGGCGTATCCACCAATAAGCATAGGTACTAAACTTATAGCCACGACCAGGGTCAAACTTCTCGACACCACGAACGAGACCAATCGTCCCTTCTTGAATGATGTCCAAGAGTTCCATGTTGCGCTTGGTGTACTTCTTGGCAACACTGACAACCAACCTGAGGTTAGCTGTGACCATCTCGTCTTTAGCTTTCTCACCTTCCCTTAGCTGACGCTTAAGGTCCTTAGGAGTGATACCAAGAATCCCAGCCAAATCATCTTGGCTCTGAATTTCCATTTCAGTTTCAATTTCTTTAATCTCCATTAGACGTTGGACCTTGCGACCAAGCAAGATTTCTTCTTCATGTTCCAGCAACGGAATCCGTCCGATATCTCTTAAATATGCTCGGACAGAATCACCTGAAAGTTTGATTGATGTCATATACTACGCTTGCCTATGCATTAACTATAGCCTGTAATTCTAGCTCTTGTCAATACCTAACTGCGCATCATTGCAAACCTAGTTGATTCTGAAGGTGCCTCTTCTCTGCCTTCTAATGCTTCTACTGCCATGGCTTGTGCAGCATGCTCGTTAAAACCTTTTGACTTGTAATTGTCTTCATACTTTTGATACCTTTCTACACTTCCTTCAAAGTCATCGTGCGTAACCATCTCCGCTGCCATTTGATTGGCAGCTTGGTCTGGAATACCATCTGACCGTAGATGCTTCCAAATATTCTGATATACCTCAGGTGTTACTTCTTCGCCAGCTTTACGCAATTGACTCACAACACTTGCCTACTACTTATACTTTATTGTAGTAAAGTTCTTAACCGTAACGTCCAGCTTCGGCTTGAATCTGTCCTAGTTCAGCAGCTTGCATTGAACCCATTGCACGACTAACTGCAATATCATTCATACGCTTATCTACTAATACAGGGTTACCCATTTCCATAGTTGCTGCACCGTTACCGGTCGCTTCCATGATGTTGGCAATAGTGTTATTCATTCCAATCTGAGCCTGATATTCTGCAGTGCTCTGTTGTGTCAATTGGTTGGTTACTTGACCGATACCTGCAGCTGCTTGCTGAGGTGCTGCTGCGATGCCATTCTGTTGAATGTTCTGCATCTGCTGCATCTGATTACGCTCTAACTGAGGATTCATCATCAAGTTAGTGTATGTCCCGCCGTCTTGCTGATTCTTCATGCCAGAGTTTGGTTGAGTCATTGCAGCAACGCCACGATTTACTGACGAACCAATAAATGCTTCCTGTGTTGCAGGTAGTGCCTGTTGGGGCATCTGTGTAATACGCTGTGCCATTTTCAATCAACAATCTATAGTTCTATTGTAAGGGACTACTTTAAGTAATCCCATACAGTTATTTATCAGAAATCTTGGACTAGCATCTTGCTTTGGAAAGCCTGAGCAGGTGCACCGGACAGATACTGCCATGCGTTCTCAGGGTTGTTGTCCATCAGCTGGCTGAAGTCACCCCAGAAGGAGTTGGCTTGTGATTGCTGACGACCAGGAGTAGGCATATCCATTACTGGACGCTGAAAGTTCGAAGGAACTCCACGCTCTTCCTGTTCTGCAATCTCGTTTGCAAACTGCGCACGAGCACGATACTCAGCAACTTGTGCTTTCTCTGATGCAGTCAGAGTTGGATAAGGACCTTGAGCACCGAAGAAGCCGTTCACATAATCAGCAAGAACGTCAGGGTTGGTGAGCATGATGTTCATTGCAGCACGCTCTTCAGAGGCTGCATCAAGCATCAAGTTCATTGTGCCGTTGCGTCCGACCTGTTCAATCAGAGCATCTTCTACTGCACATGCGTAGTGGTTAAGCAATGCAGGAGCTTCAGCACCAAAATGCTCAAGAACTTCAAGACTTACGTCAGAGATTTGGCTGAGGTAAGAATCACTTGGAGCGCTTTGACTTTGACTTAGGTACTGAGCCTGAGCCTGCGCTTGAGCCGCGTTCTGCTGCTGAGCCACCATTTGCTGGATTTGCGCCATTTCCTGGGCCGAATAGCCCTGGGTTGAAGCTTGGGGAGCGTAAGTCTGCTGCGCCTGTCTCGCCCATTGATTCTGCGCGGGTGACCCCCAACTGACCTGGGTACTGGCTTGAGTTGTTGGAGTCTGATACGCCGAGTACGACGCCTGGGCCGGGGAGGCTTGAGGCGTATTCAGGCTTGCGCTGAGTGCCTGAAACGCTTCCTGCCATGGATTCGCTGCTGCTGCCGGGGCCGCCGAAGCCTGCGGGGCCCCCATTGACTGGTAACCCGTTGGAGCCTGTGGCGCCATAGGTGCCTGAGGTGCTGCCTGGTAACTGGACGGAGCGCTGATCCCTGGTTGGGAGGCCAAGCTGGGAGCGCTTACGGTCGGCGTCGCTGAGCTTGTTGGGGCGCTGCTCGCCATCATCGGGCTTGTACTTTCCACTGTAACTTAACTCCTTACGTAAAAATTCGAGTGATCTATATAGGAACCCTGTGATATCAAGATTCGGGTCAGCCGCTAATGGCTGATTGGGCATTTGTGGATGAGGCAGTTGATATAAC